CGTAAGCCGTTTGTCCTCAATGGCGCAATGCACATGACGTCCGCCGGTACGCTGAAACAGTTTGCCCCGGAAGCCCGGACAGGCGTCAGGAAGACGATTGACGTTGACGTGTGGAGGCTCGACCATATTGTCCATGGCCCGGTCAAGGTTATCAAGATCGATGCCGAGGGCGGTGAGCTGGAAGTTCTCAAGGGCTCAACGATAATCCTGGGCTTGCACAAGCCTGCGATTATCGTTGAGCTGCTGAGCGAAGCGGCAGAAGCAGAAGTCGGTGACTGGTTGAGGGGTCATGGCTACGTTGGCCAACCCCTCGATGACCGTAACTGGCTGTTTGAAAACTGAACGGAGGCAGAGTCATGCCCAACAATCCATACCGTGCCCACTGGACCGGCGATGGTCCTCTGCGGAAGTTCATCGTGCCGCAGCGCAAGATCGATAAGGCGAACCGTGAGATCACGTTCACGATCTCAACCAATGGGGTAGATCGGGATGGCGACATCATCGATCAGGCCGGTTGGGAACTCGGGAACTACATCAAGAACCCGGTTGTGCTGTGGGCCCACGACGCGAGCAAACCCCCGATCGCGCGGGCCAAGTCCATCCGGCTGTCCTCTGGGTCGCTGGTGAGCACTGCGGTCTTCGCAACCAAGGACGAGTACGAGTTCGCCGACACCGCCTTCCAGCTCTACAAGGGCGGTTTCCTGAACGCTGTTTCGGTTGGCTTCATGCCGAAGGAGTTGGAGCTAATCGAGAACGGGCCGGACGGCATGATTGGCTTCCGCTTCATCAAGCAGGAGCTCCTGGAGTTCTCTGCGGTGCCGGTCCCCTCAAACCCGGAAGCCTTGATCGTCGCCCGTGGACAGGGCATCGATATCAATCCCATGAAGGCGTGGATCGAGAAGCTCCTGGACTGCCGTGACGGGGGGCCACTGACCGAGCTTCTGGACAAGACCTACATCGCACTGAACGGGCAGCTTCACCCGGTCATGAAGGAGGCCTTGGCGAAGCGGAATCTTCAGGGCTTGCAGGCCAAGGATGATTCGCTGAATTCAACCTCCGAAGAGGAAGAGACCGGCGAGGGTGAGGGCGAGGAAGAGGTTGTGGTACCCGTCATCGTCCAGTCCGGGCCGACCAACAATCTGGATGCGTCCGACCCGCACTCCCACGACATCGAAGTGGGCGCGGCTCAGACCGAGCCGTACGGCGACGACGGTCACATTCACGCGATCAGCTATGATGCCGAGGCGTCGCCACCATCGAGGAAGCCGAGGGGCATGGCCATGACGCTCCTTCATCCGCCAACATCAAGGTGGAGGAAACCGAAGGCGACGGGACCGAGGAGGGAGCCGAGGAGACAACCCTCAACATCGAGATCCCCAACCCGGTTGACAGTGCGGCCACGGTGGAGATGACCGACTGGCCAGCGCCGGGTATGAGCCTGAAGGTCAGTGTTCTGACTTCGGAGTACCGGGGCTTCCCCGCTGCCGAAGCGCAGGCGCTGAAGGAGGACTGGCCAGCCATCTGGGACATGGGCGAGGGCGATCTGTTCGACAAGCTCTTGACCGGTGATGCGAACGCTATTCGCGCCAGAGAGAAGTGGGCGGCGAGGAATGTGGACGGGTACGATCTCCCGGCTGTCATCTCGCAGATCAGGCATCTGGTCAGATCCTCTCGTGGCATCGACTATGTCCGCCTGCTCCTGAGCCACGCCAAGGAGCAGATGGTGAAGATCCCCGACCCGGTTACGGTGCCACTGGCACCCGCCCCGGTTGTCGAGGTTGACCCGGCTGATGTGATCAGTCAGGTCATGCAGCGGGGGGTGATCCCCGCTATCGAGGCTGCGATCCGGTCACAGACCGGTCGTGTATCCTGAGACGCATTCCGGAACCATAGGAGAATCCCGGATGACACCTGAAGAGATTGCCGCGAAAGCGGTTGCAGACAAAGCGGCAGCGGATGCCGTAGCGGCGAAAGCCGTAGCCGACGCTGCGGAGGCAGCGGCGAAAGCCGCGACCGATGCGGCCGACAGCATCATCGGTGGCGAGGCCTTCCAGACGGCTCTTGCCAAGACCATCAAGGATGCTGTTGCTGCGGTAGCCGCTCCTGCGCCCAAGCCGAACAAGTCGGTCTCGGACATTGTGTTCGAGACGCTTGGCCACACGATGAAAAAGCCCGAGATCAAGAACATTCTCGGTGCGTCGGTGGCGGCTCTTTACCACGCCAAGAACGATCTCGACAAGGCGGTCAACATCGCCAAAGCCCGCTGGGGCGAAGGCAACGAGGTTCAGAAGACCTTCGAGGCAATGCAGGTCAAGGCCCTCGTCAGCACCGCTGGTTCCGATGGCTCCGAGATGGTGGCCACCACGGTCGCCAACGAGGTCATCGAGGCGTTGCGTCCGGCGTCTGTCGTCCGGTCGTCTGCCCCGCAGATCGTTGTCAACACGACGGGCACCTTGCAGATCCCCCGGATCAGCACCGGTGCTGCGATCACGTGGCTCGGCGAGGCAACCGCCTCGAACGCCACGCAGCAGGTCCTCGACACTGTGACGCTCACTCGGAAGAAGGGGATGATCAAGGTTCCGATCACCAAGGAACTCTTGCAGTTCTCGACGCCGGATGCGGAGCAGGCGGTTGCCGATGACGTGGTTGCCGGCATGGCGTCGGGTACGGATTCCGCTTACATTCGGGGTGCCGCTGCGGGTTCGAATCCGGAAGGTATCCGGACTCAGCTGGCTGCGGGTAACAACATCACTTCGGTGGGCAACGATGCAGCCGACGTCGAGACCGATATCTCGGCTCTGCTGCAGGCGGTCCGTGGCAACAACGTCGCCCTGACTCCGGAGACTGGGTTCTTCTGGATGTCCTCGCGCTCGTTCACCTTCCTGGAGAAGCTGCGCGACGCGAACGGCAACCTGATCTACCCCGAGCTCCGCATGGAGACGGCGCGGATGCACCGTTACCGGGTGATGATCACCAACAACATTCCTGACAATCTGTCGGTCTCGGGTGCAAGCCCGACCGGCGACGAATCGGAGATCTACTTCGGGCGTGGCCCGTCGATGATGATCGCCGATGCGAAGGATCTGTCGTTGGAGGTCCTGGAGAACGTGGCCTATACGAACTCCGGTGGCAACATCGAGAGCGGCGTCGACATGGACACCGTTCTGGTCAAGGCGGTTCTGCTCACGGACATCGCCCTGCGTCACACGCAGGCCTGGGCGATCCTGAACGGCTGCCAGTACGGCGTAACTTCGGACGTCTAATCGAAGCACACAGCACGGAGGGGCAATGGTTGCCCCTCCACCTGAACAGGAGAGCGGCAAATGAGCAAGCGGTTAGTCACACTGGGAGTCCAGTACACGAACAGGAATGGTTCAATCTGCTACAAGGGCGAGACAATCTCGTTGGAGCCAGGCGAGGCACGCCGACTGGTGACGCTCAAGTTAGCGTCCTACGCCGACGGTGGCCCGCATGACGTTGGCGTGACCAGCGCAATGGAAGGCAAGGTCACCAAGCCAGCCACGGTCGAGCTGAGGAAGCGTACCGGATTGGAACGGCTGGCTTACCTGCGTGGCCGGATCAAGGCCTATGGCGTTAAGGTGACCGGGCGGTCAGGCGACGCGATGCAGATCCAGCTCACCCGGTTGATCGCGGAACGGGGGGTCATTGAATGAACGTTCCATTCTCCCAGGAGTGGCACGGCTATAAGCTGATCAGGGATGAACGCATCCCAAAGGATCAGTATGTGGTGACCAGCATTGACGGCGTGATGCTGGCTGGCGGCAACCTTGAAACGGGCGGCATGTGGCGCAACAATGAACCGGGTGCCGTCCGGTTGAACGGTCATGCGGTGCGAGCCTCTGAAGCGGTTGTCAAGCGACTGATGGATGAGGCTGGCCACCCAGCCATTCAGGAGCTGACGGCGGACAGCGCATCGCCGGATAAAGGAGTCCACTGATGTCACTCGCAACCCTCGCTGAAGTGAAAGCTGCACTGGGCATTACTGATGCCGACAGCGACGACCAGATCACGGCGCTGCTGGAGCCGCTCAGTGCGGCCATCGAGAAGTATGCCGGTCGCAAGTTCGAGAACGGAGCGGTGACCGAGTTCCATAATGGTGGTGAGCCGACCATCTCGCTTCGGGAATTCCCGGTGACCGTTATCACAACGGTGACGGACCTTCTAACCGGAGAGGTTCTGGACAGCTCATTGTACTCTGCGCAACTTAGCCATGGGCTGCTGCGTAGGCTTCCGCGCGGGACGCGATGGGCTGCTGCGAGGCGTGCCGAGCCGATTGTAACGGAGCACGCGAATGTCGCCAGCGTCCGATGGGAGATCGTGTACACAGCCGGAGTAGTTCCGGAGGATGTCAAGCTGGCGCTGTACGACGCGATGCAGTCGACCTTGACCTCACAGGGTGGATTCTCCGCTGAGAAGGATGGCGACTACTCGTACGTGAGGACAGCGCCCAGCGGCGGGGTGTCCAGTGTCTTACCGGCCACTACGCTTGGCCTCCTGGCAAGCTACCGGACTGGAGTGTTCATCTGATGTCAGAGCGCGGGATCTTCCTTCCAGGGTTCACAGTCTCTCGGGCTGGACGCGTCTCTGATGGCGCTGGCGGTTGGACCACCGGCTTCGTCCCATCTTCCACCGGGGTGCGTGGCAGGCTGTCGCCGCTCTCGTTGGCTGAGGCGCAGCGCGGGGAGCAATCCCTCGGCATCGTCACGCACAGGTTCTCTACCGCCTCAGCGACTGACGTGAAGAAGGATGACCGGGTCTCGAAGGGCGGTCTCACCGTGGACGTCAAAGCGGTCTCAACAACCTCAACCGGGAAGCGCAAACAGTGCTTGTGCGAGGAGGTTAACGATGCCAGCTAATCGATGGAACACAGAACGCGTGGCGAAGGCGGCAGCTAAAGAGATGGGCCGCAGGATGGCGAAGGCAACGTTGATTATGGTTGGTGATGTGAAGCGGTTGCTGACCGTCGGGCAACCGGTCAAGCGGGTCGGGCGGAACCTTGTCGGGCTGGACCCATCCAAGGCTCCAGAGCCACCGCACAAGTTGTCTGCCCGGTTGCAACAGTCCATCACCAACGTAGTCACCATCAAGCCCAATGAGGTTGTTGGTCGGGTAGGGACCAATGTTGAATACGCCCGACGCCAAGAGCTAGGCTTCATGGGCACTGACTCGCTGGGCAGGGTTGTGCACCAAGCGGCGCGACCGTACCTGCGTCGAGCCTTGAAAGACAACATGGCCAAGTACGTTCGAATCCTGGGAGCTGCCTGATGGACATCACCCAAGGAATCTACGACAAGCTCGCTGGCGATTCAGTCCTCACAGGACTGCTCGCAACGTATGGGTCCGACTCACCCCCGGCTCCCGCCATCTTCACTTCATTCCCAGTCCCCCCGGATGCGGTTCGGCCGTTCATCTTCACCGAGGGGGAGGTTGCCGCAGGCGGCTTTGATGAGCTGGCCGGTGACCTCGGGCTGGACGTGATCCGTGACGTTGCCGCATATGCGAACAACACCGGATCAGCCCTAGCAATCGAAGCAATTGCTCAACGGATTCGTACGGTCCTGCACCGACAGCCGTTGACCATACCGAACGGTAGCCATGTGATGACAATCTGTGTCAGTGGCCCCGTAGTCGCGCCAACCGATGATACCCTTGTGGGGCGGCTTCTTTCCTTCCGCATCGTAGCCATGGAGACGTAATATGGCCCTTGTCAATATCGAGACCTTTGGTCTCAAGCTCTACCTCGGGGACGCGGCGTCTCCGGAGGTTTTCACCTTCATCGCAGGCGTCACGAATATTCCGACGCTGTTCGGTTTCGACCGGTCGCTGATCGACATCTCGGAGATCGCCGATACGGTCAAGCAGTTCCGCGCCGGGCAGCTGGATCCGGGCAACGTCGAATTCGAGATCAAGTTCGATCCAGGCGAGGCAACCCATGACGACAGCACCGGCCTGATCTCCGAGATGCTAACGCGTGGCGCGTCGAACTGGGTGCTCGAGATCCCGCCGTCGGATGCCGTTGGCGCCGTGACCCGCTACATGAACTTCGTGGCGGTGATGACCGGTCTGACCCCGGCTGGTAACCAGGATGATGTGACGCGTGCGAGCTGCACGTTGAAGATGTCCGGTCAGCCGACGTTCGGTACCGTGGCACCGTCCACGTCATAACAAGAAGGGCATAGCGGCATGCGACACAACGCCCACAAGGGTTCAGTCTACGTCACTATCGATGGTGACGAGATTGAAATCAGATTCACCTGGGAATCCCTTTCCGCCCTGCATGGTTTGCTTGGCAAGGAATGGGAGGACGAGTTCACTCGAATCTGTACCGAAATGGATACCCGAGGGCTGTCACAGGTCCTCGGGATCTCAACCAGCCATACTGCTGAATGGTGGCTGAAGAAATCACCACCCCTCTTCCCGCTCGTACAGGCTGTGCAGGCAGCTTTGACGCTTTCATTCTTCGGAGCCGGGGGGTTGGAATCCAAAAACCCT